TTGTGGCCGCGATAGACACGCCGCCAGACCCGTCACCGTATACCGCTACGCCGGATTGGAGAGCGTATCCGCTCGTGGTATAACCCTGCGAATACGCATTAAAATACCCGTTTGTCGTCCCCGCCGTGGCTTGGTGGCTGGCGTAATTACCCGTACCACTGGTCGTGTTTGTGACCGTCAACGCATTGGCCCCGGTGCCACCGGCTGAAAACGCATGCGTACCAAAGCCGTTGACCGTCAACACGCCTCCAGCCGTCAGTGTTCCCGTCGTGTTCAACGTGGTCAACGTCGGGGTCGCACTCCACGCTGGCACCGCGCCCACACCGCCCGACACCAACACCTGGCCGGTGGCGACATCCGGGATCTCGCCCAAGGCGACATTGGTGGCCCAATACAGCAGCGACCCCGGCGTCCCGGTCATCGGGAGTGCGCCGTTACTTGACGGATCAAGAAAAATAGAATTCGCCATCGGTTACTCCGTCGCGCACAGATACACCGTGATGGTGCCGCCGCCCGTGATGGTGGAAGACACACGCACCCGGACATACCGATAGGCGTTGTCGTTGCCGAAGTGATACAACTGCTGCGTCGTGCCGCTGAACGCCGACGCGGAGATGCTATACAACTGCGACCAGGTGCCCGTGAAATCCTGGGCCGTGGACGGCCAGTAGGCTTCTTCAATCAGCAGGGTGCCGCCGCTGGTCGTGCCGGCAGACTCACACACAATCGTCCAGTTCTTGAAGGTGGACACATCGACCGGCTGACTGGTGCCGGTGGTGGCCGCACTCAAAAGCGTCTGATTCTTGATGTTGGTGGCATTCATGGGCTTATCCGTTCCCTACCAAAATGTTGTAGATCGTGTTGCGGTTGCGACCAAAGTTCGCGTCGTTCGGGATATCCATCAGGTGCATGTTCGTCCGACGGAACGCGGCCAGACTCGACATCGCGATGTTCACATCGGACTCGGCCATCTGTTTGCCATAGGCTCCCTGTAAGCCGAAGGCCAGGTTGTATTTCAAGACACGCGGCACACCGTCCGGCACATCATACGTGCTGCTCAGGTCGGCAAATTGCGAGACCGCCTTCTGCAGCAGCAACTCCACATCGTTCTGCGAGGTGGTCGGTACCGGCCACAAGTAGAACGCGCCCAGGTTGTTCGCGTAGGTGGCGTTGTAGTAGTAGCTCGTCGGCTGCGTATTCGGCAGGTCAGGGATCTGATTAAAGAAATACGCCTGATCCGTATACGACCCCAGCGTGATCCGCACTTCCGGCGTGGACGCCGTGAGGATCAGGTTCGCGCCTTCGATGCTGTCCTGATTGCTAGGACGATCCGTATCCCAATCCCCGCCGGGGCCAATCGTGTAGGGATTCGATGGGCCGCCCTGGCCGGCCACGGTGTGAAACCGCTCCCGCACTACCAGCGGAATCATCAGGCTGCGCTGATTCCATTCCGACAGCAAATCATTCATGGTCGTTCGCGCATATTCGCCGTCATTGGCGTTGACTGGTTCCCCAGGCAAGTAAATGTTCAGCAGGGCAAACGCGCCCTTGACGATCTCTTCACCCGTTACACTTGCCACGGTATCGCCCCTTCCTCCGCGATCACGCGGTGAAGATATCCGGGGAGTGCCGCAATGGACACCCCCCGGACGGTGCTACCGGCCACCGACGCCGACCTACTCGGTACGACGCGGTCGCCCAGGACGCCGTTTCACGGGCGTCTCGGGAATCTCCGCAACGTGGCGCGACGAGGTTTCCTCAAAGGCGCGGATCTCGGCTTTCGCCGCATCACTCATGTTGCGATCTTGGTAGGCACGATTCGCGGCCAGCATAGCCAATTCCTTCTGGTCGCGCTCGTAGCGGTGAAGGGCGTCCGTCTGTGTGTCCACAAACCCGGAACGTGACTGCAAGTCCTGATCGCTGGCACTATGCACGACCACCTGATCAAATTCCGGCAGGTCGCCGCCCTTCGTGACGCGATACATCATCTTGGGATACTCGCGATGATCTCGAGCCTTCATCCCCTTGATGGTGGGATCACTGGGATGACTCGTACCTTCAAAGTTCTCCCACTTCCACATTTCCTTGCCGTACGCCGAGTCTTGCGGAATCAGCACTGACATTGACGCCCCTCTCCTGTGTGAAGGTTATTAGGCAATCCCCGCCGTGATGTTCGTGACCGTGCCGGTCGCCGCCACCCCAACATGAATCTGCCAATACCCGTTGACCGCCATAAACGGCCCCAGCAGCACCGGAGCCGTCGCGTTGATCGTGAACTTGTCGTAGGACGCACCCGCCCCAGACAGGCCCGACGCAAACGTCACCGTGTGCGCCGCCGCGCCGTTCGACGCGATGAACAGCAGCGACCCATCCAACGCCGTGCCGGGATCCGCGACCGTCATGTCGCAGACCGAGGTGCCGTTGATGATCGCCACCATGTCGTTCCCTGGCTGCGGGAGCGTGATCGCGCCCGAGGCCGAGTAGGAAGTGCGCTGACGCGCCGGGGTCGCCACCGGGAACTGGTTCACGGTCTGCGCGACCTGTGATCCCCACCCGCTGTCGTTCGACAGGCCGATACGCACCTTCGCCGCCGTCGGGTGCGCGTACGCATACGTGCCCTCCTGGCCGCGAATCACCGGGACGTTGACGCCGTTCGTGCTGGCGTCATACGACTGGATGACCTGCATCACTTCGCCGTCGATCTCCACCTTCGCACGGCCCACAATGCCCGTCGAAGACGCCACTACAATGACCGTGTCCGATGCGCCACACGCACTCGCCAGGGTCGTATTCACAAGAGCCATGATCGTTTCTCCTTATCCCTTGTGTGATGGTTAGCTCGCGCCGAAGCAGCGAACCGCAAAGTACGGCAGGATCGGGGCAATGCCACCGAGCGTGTCGATACGGGTGATGACCTGATCGGTCTGCGCGTTGTACTGCTCGGCCACGCGCATCTTGATCCGGGTTTCCTTGTCGGCGGTGTAGCCGACGTTCGCGCCCGGCAGGTTGCGCTCCATGTCCACCATGACAAACGCAAACGCCGACGGGTTGAACACCAGGTTCTGCCGCGAGGCGGTCGCCGCCATCGTGGCACTCACCGTGCCGGTCGAACCGAGGAACGCCAAGGCCGCGCCATTCGCCGGCCCCGCCGTCACGTTCTGCAGCGCACCCGAGGTCACAATCGCGGGGCTGATCGACAGGGTCGCCGTCGAACTACCCGACACATCGGCGGTCAGCACGAACTGCTGCAGACGGCCCATGTTCAGATCCTGCTCCAGCGGGTTGGTCGCGTAGACGCCAGCGATGGTGAACACATCACCCGCCTTCAGCGCATACGTTCCCATGCCCGAGATCGCCAGCGAGGAACCCGTCTGACCCGCGCCCGAGATGACCGGGGTCGAGGTGGTGAACGTGCCGGTCGTGTGCGTCGGCAGCAGGGGATCGAAATACCATTCCTTCACGCCCAGCGCACCCGCGCCGAACTTGCCGGACTTGAAGTATTCGCTGATCTGCTGCTGCGGGTTGAACGACGCGAGGTTGGACGAGACCAACGACGCCTGCTGCGACGGGCTGACCACGGCCATGTAGTCATCCGGCACGGCCTGTTCCTGCAGAATCGCCACCGCGTCCTGCCAGGTCAGGTTGGACGAGATGTTCACGCCGGGGGTGCCGACCGAGAAGTAGACGGACTTGTAGACTTCCGAACCCGCCGCCCGATCCCACTTCGCCGCCAGACGCTTGCCCGCCGGCTTCGTGTAACGGGTCTGCACTTCTTCGATTTCCGTCGTACCCTGCCAGGTCGACCAGTTCATCCCGATGTTGTACTGGTGATTGATGGTGATCGGCACGGTCTGGTTGAACAGAGCCTGGGCCTGATACGCCTGACCTTCCGTCACCGTCCACCGCTGTTCGATACGCACCTGCACGGTGTTGCCAATCTGCGCCCCACCGGGCTTATTCGTGTATTCCTCGTTCCACTGACGGTCAAAGCGGCCAATGAGCTTCGTGCTATCCAGAAAGCCCGTTGCGACATCCGCGCTGACCCAATTCGGCGTAATGATCGTATTCATTGCGTCTACTCCAAGTTAGGGGTCAACAAACGACGCCCTGCCTCAATACTTGCGACCCGGAAAGGTTTTGTAGTGCTGAAGCAACGACAAAGACCCATCCGCAGCCACACTCTCGGCAGGACGCTGGGCCTCTGTCCGCACCGGATTAGGCGGCTTTGGAGGCGACTTCACAACGCGACGGGCGGCGTCTGATCCGGTCGAGCCAGACGAGGCCGTCGAAGGCGATGACAACCGCAGAAGAATCTGCGCGATAGCCTTGGATTGCGCCAAGGCTGACGGCAACCCCAGGATGTCATCAACGGCCTGGGGGTGCGTGTTCAGATAATAAAGCAAGTCCGGGCCATTGTCATCTTCCATGACATAGGCATCCAAGAGGGAATTCGGCGGAATGCGCGTCTCGCCCATCGCCACCGTCTGGAAATCGGCATACCGGCTTTCGGCCGCCTTCATGCGGTCAGCCCATGTCTGCATAAACTCATGCTGCTGGGCTTGTTCCCGCTGCGCTTGCTGATACTGCATCGCTTGCTGCTGCGCCTGACGAAACGCCTCACGGCCCGACCACCGACTGTGGTCTTTGACGAACGCCGTGTAGTCGCCCTCATACCGGGCATCGTTCTCGTCGGGTTCCGGGTCGCCCTGCTCAACAGCGTCTTCGACCTGCGTCTCGGCCCTACGAATCTCCGACGCCGACGCGCCCGATGCGCGTAGCTGGCGCACTTCCTGCTCCAGCCGCGCCACCTTACTGGCCTGGGTCTGCGCCCGTTTGACCAGTTCGGCCCGACGGCGCAGGGTGTAGACGCGATCCGATTCGCCGGCCTCGCGGGGGATATCCGTCACTGACTCTTCCGCAGACTTCAGTTCACCCGTCCAGCGGTTAATCGCCTCGACATCGTCTGAGGTGGCCTTCGCCCGTGATGCCCGTTCCCGTTTCATCCCGTCGCGGAATTTACCGGTCTCGCGATCCCGCCGCTGCTGCTGACTGTGATGAACATCCGTTTCATCGCCAGGGTCGTGATCACTGGCAATGTCGGACTTGTTCCCGCCAAATTCCTGCGCGTGTTCCGTCAAACTGCCCACAGGCGACGTATCGACCTGGGTCTGCTGCGGTACCGTCGGGGCCGGCGCAATCGCCGGGGCGGCCACATCCATCACATCACTCATCGCTGCGGTTCCTCCATAGTGTCCTTCACTCTGACGGCCAACTGCCGAAGGGCTTCACGCACGGCCTGTTCAATTTCACGGCGCGAGACCCCAAACACCGACGCGATCTCACTCATCGGGCCGCCCGACAGGAACGCCTGACACACGCGCTGTTTCCCCTCGACGTTCAATAGGCGGCGAGACATCGGCTTATCCGACATTCGGGGTCTCCGGGGTCTCCTGGGCGGCCTCCGGCATCAAAGCCGCTTCATGGGCGCGACCCTGCATGGCGAGATCCTGCTCATGGTCACGGTCGCGCTGCGCTTCTCCCGCATCGTGCATCTGCTGCACGGCCAGCGCGACGGCCTCGTCCTCCGACCGGTGCAACTGCTGAATCCCACGCGCCTCCGCATTGATGTGCGCCACGGCCAAACTGGTCGCATTCTTCATGCGCTGCAGTTCGATGTCCTTCTGCGTCACCATGCGCTCCAAGGCCAGCTTGGCGTCGTTGTCAGCGGCCTTCCGCGACAACTCCTTCAGCATCCCGTCCATCTGCTGCATCTGCTGCTGCATATGCGCCATCTGCGCTTGCGCGGCAGGATCAAACGGACGGCCTTGATCCTTCTGCGCTAGCATCTGCTGGATCGGCGGGGCCAGCATCACGCGCTGGCGTTCCGACAACGCCTTCGCCTCGGGGATATCCATGTTCTTGTAGAACAGGTCACCCGCCACGGCCATCTGCTGCGGATCTGCCGCCAACAGATTGCCAAACATTTCCACAAACTGTTGCCGGCGATTCTCGGTGGACTTCGCCAACTTGACCAGAATGTTGAACTTGGCATCCTCCGTCAGTTTCGCCACCTTCTCCGCTTTTTGACGCATCGACAACGGCGGCGTGGGCGGCATCACCTGGGGCGGCATTCCGGGCGGCATTCCGGGCGGCATCGCGCCCATGCCCTGCGACGGGTCTTCAACGCGCTGCATCTCGGACTGGCCTTCGCCCGTCATCACCCGCACCAACCGCCCAGGGCGGGTGCCGTAGATCGGATACAACAGGCTATTGATGATCTGCCCCTCATACCGCATCGACCGGGTCAGGTTGTCCAGAAAGTTGCTAGTGGACAGCGCAGCGTTCGCCACCACTTCACGAATCGCACGGCCCGACTTCAGGGACGGATCGACATTGCCCAGCGTCGGATTTGGCACCGAGGTGGTGTCTTTGATGAACGCGTCAAACAACTGAATGCCCTGCGCCATCGGCAGGATGTTCGGGTCAGTGGCCGGACGGTGCGGTTCCTTCAGCGGTCGGCCCTGATCGTCGTAACTCCGCGCCGGCAAATACGGCAGGGCGCGAGTGTTTGCCTGTTGCCACCATGTCTCGTAGCCCTCAATGGCGTCCGGCTCGACAATGATGGAGGAGAGCGGGGCCAGCCCGACCACTTCCACAAACCGCGAGATCATGTAGTTCTCGGCTTGCTGCGCGTCCCTCGCTGACCGAACCATCCCCTCATAACGACGGTTCTGGTCATACGGCAACACTTCGTCGCCGATTACCTTGATGATCGGGATATACGGCGACGGCCAGTCGGTCTCTTCCAGGCGCATCACGCCGCCGGCGATCTTGCAGAATTTCACCGTGGTTTCGATCACTTCGCGGGTTTCGATGGGTTCAACGCCGTCCGCTACCTCGTCCAGCCATACACTGGTGCCGTCCGGCAGCAACGCCACTTCACGCGGTGTGTGTTCCTTGTACCAGTAGTCGGTGATCCGCACCGCATTCGCGGCCTTGTTCGTCTCGTCGCCCTGATACCACTCGGGATACTGTTCGGGCAGCGTCATAAAATCCGAATTGCTCATGTCGCCAAACGGTGACGCCTTCCCGTCGGCATCCTTCGGATACATCGCCTTGAACTTGTCCCACGGCATCCACGACCCGACAAACGCCCAGTCGGCGTCCGACCCATCCGGCTGCTCATGCGTCGGGTCGAGCTTGACCGAGGACTGCTCGTAAATCCGCGCCACGTAGACTTCCTGGTCGAAACTCTTCCCCGGCAGGAACCGCGTCAGAACCTGGTAGTAACCGCGCCCCGCGATCACCGACCGCTTATATGCCCAGGTTCGCGCATCGGCAGCCGACGAGTCCCGCTGGATCCGACGAATCAGCCCTTCCCGGAGCGCGATCTCGGTCTCGTCGGGAACGATCCCCAAATCCCCAAAGTCATCCGCTGGCACCAATTCGATGCCGATGTCACTTTGCCGCTCCGCATTCAACACCTGCCGGATCGGGGCTTTCAGCTTATCGATGACCAGCGTCGGACGCGCCGGCACGGCTGGCATCCCGTTGATCGGCTGCTGGCCCTGACGCTGCAACTTGATCTGCGCCGGCCATTGTTCGCCGTTCTCAAACGCGATGTCCTGCCGTTCGCGCTCGTCCTGATCGTGGTCGGCCTTGAGGGCCATAGTGTAACGGTCACGGGCCTTCTGCAGGAATTCCGTGTCCCGACTCAGTAGTCGTTCGTGAGCAAAAGAAGCCATTACTCTGTCCGATCTCGCAACGTGCGACGTGTGACCTTAAATTGCTTCACCTGGTCAGGCGTCAGCAATACCGTGTCACTGCCCATCGCTTCACGCGTGATGCCGTCCGGCTCGTAATACACCAACTTCAAACAGGATGGGCAAATCCGCATTGAGGCCAAGGCGGCTGCCGCTGGCAAGGTCGCCTCGCAATACTGATTCGGGCAAATACGCGGGGCGGTCTCAGTCATGGCTGGTAGTGTCGCTGGTTCCCTGGAGCGCGTCAATTGGAACCTGAAACGCCGACACGGCGTCCATAATCGCGGCGGCGGTGCGATGTGCGCTGACGGTGAGCGCATGGCTAGCCCCGTTCAGATGTTCACGGGCCACTTCCCGTTGCACCCACGACTGCACCTCACGCAGGATCGCCGCGTGTTCCTGGAACACATCGGCCCGTCGATTCGCGTCTGCGATTTGCTTGTAGTCGGTCATCTCTGTTGCCCCTTTAACTCATCCACGATCCCACCGAGACCGATGACGGCACATACTTAGCCGGCGCGTCATTCTTCGGTGGTCTCACACTCACGGCCAGATAGCGAAAAGCATCGGCGGCGTGACTATACCGGTCATGCACGGGTTCCGCTTTGAATTCCTGCAACCGACTGTTGTAGTCGCGCCGATAATGTTGTAACGCCTCAAGACCATGCCGGCACTTGGTCTGATCAAACCAGCACCGCGACAGCAGAAGACGGGCGGCGTGAATCCCGTCCTCAATGCTCAACTTGGGCGCAATGCGGAAATTGATCCCCAAGGCTCGAGCCGTTTCCAGCCGACTCTTCCCGCTGCCTAACTCCCGCACCTCAATGTCATGTGGGGCGGTGTGAGTGCCGTAGATATACGGCTTCGACTGCAACACACTGGCGTAGTGCGGTAAGCCTTCGCCGGAATTCTCGTAGTAGTCGATCACGCGCACTTCGCCGCCACGAAGGCTTTGCACGAACCAGATGGCCGTGCTGTCGCCCATACCGAGATCCCAATACGTCGAGACCGGCAGGGCCGCGTCATACGGCACCGTGGTCATGCGGTGATCCGCACGGGCCTGGTCGAGTTCTTTGGCGTAGATTGCGCCCTTCACGCTGGCCGAGAAACTACACTCAAATTCCTGATTGTATTCGTCGGCAGTCATCACCGCACGGGCGGCGGCCAACTCCGTCTCGGGAATGATCCCGGTCTCCGAGGCTTTGTAGCAGCCGTAATACCACTCGGGCGTTGTTCGGGCGTGTTCGATGATGTCCCAGAACTGATTCTTGCCGTTCGGGGTGCCGAGGAAGAGGCACCACCCTTCGCGGTCGGCCAGGGCCGGCCTTAGCACGGTCGTGAACAGGTCAGACTGGTGCAGCCCATACTCGTCCACCACGACCCCGTCCAAGTAGAGACCACGCAAGGAATCCGGGGAATCGCCGCCATAGATCCTGACCTGGCCGCCGTTCGGATAGTCTACGCGCAGTTCCGACACGTTCACGGCAACATCCGGGATCGGGCGACTGTAATGCACCAAGTAGTCGAAGGCGACCGACTTGCCTTGCCGGAAGGTGGGCGCGATGTAGGCGAATCGGGGACGCTCTCGGGAACACAACAGTGCGCCCCGGATGAGGTCGTTGACACCCAGGACGGTCTTCCCGAATCGACGATGACATACCAACGCCCCGAATCGCTGAGTGCGGTCGTGGACGCGGCGTTGCAGCGGTCGGGGCGCGTAGTCGATGACAACGGGTGGCATCAGCCTTTCCACATGATTTCGATCTTGCCCGAATGGGTGACCTGCTGTTCGGGTTCCTGCGCCTTGTCGAGGCCACGGTCGAGCAGCATCCCGGCGGCCTTCATGTCCGGGTCTTTGGTGTAGATGTAGTAGGTCGAGCCTTCCTGAGCGTCGGGATCATTCAGGGCATCCACGATCTGCTGGGGGTCTTCGACGCGTTTCCACTGCCCGGTCTCTTTATCGCGCAGCATGAAGTGGCTGATGCCCTTCGCGGCGTGGGACATGGCCTGGTAGATCGGGTCGAGATCACTGCGAATGCGCTGGCCGAGGTATTCACGGGCGGCAACTTTTTCCAGCGTGTTCGGGTGCTGGTAGCCCTTCTGCATCCCGCCCGTCTTAGGGCGTTTCAGTCCCGGCGTGATAGCGCGAGTCATAGACATAGAGAATCTGCGTGGGGATTACTCAAGTTGCGACTTGAGCATCCACGCAATTTTGGCGTGAGCGAGTTCACGGTCTTGCATCCGGTTGCTGATGCCACACTCGCCGGCTTCTTCGGCGGCCTTGTAGCACCGCTGAATACTGTCCCGAAGGAGATCATTGTCGGCGACGAGGATCTTCAAGAGGGCCACGCGGCTGGTGGTTGCCTTGCCTTCGACGCGCCACTGCGAGGCATACTCTTCAGCGTCGGCGGGAGCTAGGGCGTCGAGGGTGCGGAGATCTTCGGCCAGGGTGTCCCAGGCGGCGTCGAGGTCGGCGTAGAGTTCGCCGAGGAATTCATGAACGGCGGGAAATTCCGGGCCAGTGACGTTCCAATGCGCTCCACGGGCGTGGAGACTCATCTGACCCGTGCCGATCACGACCGTGCGAAGAGCCTCACTGAGGTTCATGCCGCGCCGATTATACTACGACGCCCCCCATCAGCCATCACCGGATAACGTGTCCGGGGGTGTCCGTTCGCTCATCCGGGCCACGGCCTTCGTCTAGGCGACCAGGTGCGCCACGCCACTCCCCGGCAGGACAAGCAGACGGCCCCGACCCCGAAGGTAGGCTTTGGGCTGCGAGGCCTGACGCCCCCGGTAGACCGTCTGCATCGGGATCTGAATGTTGACGGTTTTACACCGATACCAGCGGTTGCCGGCGCGAATAGACCAAACGCGGCGATCACGGGAGTGCGACTCAAACGACACCCACAGGGTGGTCATTAGTCCAACCCCTGTTTGATCCGGTTGAAGTTTTTGGCCGCCTCCAGATCCTTCACCCGAAGAAGCGGATATTCCTCGCGACAAGAATCGCACCGAACCATCTCGTTGCCGTTGTAGGCGGTACTCACCGTCCAGGGCGTAGCGTGGTATCCCGCGCTGGAGCAGGGGGGACACGCGGTCTCGCCGTCGGCCAGGAAGGCCGTTGCGCCGTCCACATCTCCATCGATGGACAGCACCGGCACGGCCTTGCCGTGAATCAGGGCCACATAAGCATCACGATGCCACATCACTGCACCTCAGTGTGAGGCGGGGGCACTATGCCCCCGCCGGTTAACGCCCTAGTTGTCGACCGCGTAGACGATGAGTGCCTCAGTCATTGGACGCGCCCCACCGGCGGACAAACTCACCTTGTGCGTTCAAGACGTGGTAACCGTCAAACGGGTGTTCTTCCGCCGTCCACAGCGGGCCATTGTTCAGGACGTGGCCGTCTTTTGCCCGTCCGATGTGCTGATACGTGCCCGAGTGCATTTCTGGATATGACGTGCGCAGCCCATTGTTGATGTCGATCTGCAGCGCGTTCCCGAGACGCGCCTCCGCAATGGCCGCGCGGACGATCATGTAGTCGTCGTCGCTGAGATTGAGCGTGAGCGTGTTGAGGTCGTCGAACGTGATAGTGACCTTCAGCTTCTTTGGTGCAGTCATGTGTCCCTCCAATGCTTAGAGTATGGCACCGTGCGGCATACGGCGTCAACACTTATTTTGCGGGATCTGGGGGAGGGGGGTAGAGGCGGGATTGGCAACTACTACATGCCACGGCATAACTGTGTGGCGGATGATCCGGGTGACGGCCACACCATGTTGACCCGCCGAGTTCTCGGTGCCGGTGGCTGGGGGTCTCAACCCGGAGGTGTCCGGTGCCGTGACAGGCGGCCAGGTGCCACTGCTGGCCGGCGCAGGAGGCGCAGGGCGGCGTCATAGTCACTTGACCATGCCTTTGGCCGGGTCGTAGCCGATCCGCGCCCACACGGCCTCCAGGATGGCCCTAGCGCGTTCCGGGGTGACCTCCGGGATCCCGGCATAGGCGGCCAACCGCTTCCGCTGGCTGGCGGCGGCGTCCCGTTCCTGCCGCTCCCGCCGGACGGCCTGGGCGGCGGCGACCAATTCGCCGAACTTGGGGAACCAGGCCGACACTTCCAGCCGCCGACACGCCTCAACCAGGTCGGGCGTCGAAACCGCCTGAATCCGGTCATCGTCCAGGTAGCAGTCCAACACCAGCCGGTCGAGCCGCTCACGGGTCTTAATCGCCAGCTTGCCCAAGGCGGCCTCGCGCAGATCACGGTCAGTCATGGGTTCCATCCTTCTCGCCGCCGAACGCGAGGGACAAGAGCCGCGCTGCCGGCGCATCGTCGTGTTGCCGCTGCTGCCGGCCCGACAGCATCAACTTGGCGGTGTGTGCGCCCAGCGTGTCCCCACGATGCGGCGTGAGATCCACGGCGGGTTCGTAAGGTTCATCCTCCCACCGACGCTGGTTTAGGTAGGTCGATGGGTGCGGCACAAACTGACCGCCGTCACGACACCACTGCGGCTGGCTGCGCTGCCAAGATAAAGCCGTCAGGACTTCGTCCAAGTCAGGCCGTTCACGGTGCCACGCCTTGGCAGCGTCTGCCTTGCCGACGCGCCGAGGATACGCCGACCAAAACGCCAAAAATTCCGGGGTGTAGAGCGGGTGGGTCGCCATTATCGCACCGCCCAGATCGTCTGATGATCCCGTTCCCCACGCCCTTCGACTAGACCGCGCTCGACCAATTCCTTCCGGCGCGTCCGCACCGTGGACTCCGCTACCAGGCCGTGCTGGTCGCGGTAGGCGACGATTAGTTCACGGTCGGTGAGTCCGGTGTGGTTCCGCAGGATCGCCCACACGCGTTCTTGGATTTCCGTCAGTCGATCCGCGTCCCAGGACTTGGCCGCCGCGTAACTCGTGCCAGGGTCGCCGGCCCGAACCCGCGTTGCCCAGTGCGGGTCAAGCCTCACCTTCGCCGGGGCCGTTCCGAATAGATCCGGTTGCTTCATCACCATATCCCCCACAAATCCGTCACCCATGCGACCACCTATCTCTAGCTAGCGTCAGCAGGATTCGCCCTTTAGCAGAAGCCGCTCCGCTTCCGCCAATCGCCTGGCCTGTCGCTCGGCGTGGGCTTCCAGCCACGCGAGACGAGCAGCCGTCGCCGCGTAAATGCGCTCGGCTTGCTGGCGCGAGACCCACATAGACTCCACGTCGCGTCCCAGCCATCGCCGCTCATCGGCAGTCAATCGTCTCGGTTCGCTCATTTGGAACGCCTTTTTGTCTTCGTCACCCTCGCTCAGACAGTGCCCATCACAAAACAGCCGGTCGGGGTTGCCACCCCACGCACAGCAGCCGTCACAATCGGGATTGACTTCGCTCATTTCTTGCCTCCCTCAATCAAATATACCGACCCCACCACGCCGCGTCAACGGTTATTTTGCTTGTTCGCGGAGTTTGTCTCGACGGGCCATGTTGAGGCTGCGGTAGTGCTGGCGCGAGGTCAGCACATCACGCGCCGTGATTTCGATGGTGATGTTCTGCCGCATCCGCTCCAGTTCAGCGGCAGCCCTAAGCCGAAATGTTTCCCTCGACGGTGTGGCCCACCAGGACGTAGCCGGGGGTCGTAGCCCACGGGGCGGCGTGTTCATGGGCGTGGCGGGTTTGGGTCGTGGTGCGTTTTTTTGATCGGCCATGACCAGCACGGCCCATCAAACGTGACGCGTTGTCGTTTCCGGTGACCGTGCAACCACTCGGCTGACACATATTGATCGTGCTGTGCGGCGAGGCGTTTCGCCCACCAGTGCGTCAGTTGTTCCCACAACGTCAACGCCAATCGATGCTTCGTCATTTTTGCGGCTCCGAAAAAATATGATGCCACGCGCCGGTTTCAGTGCGGATGAAAAACGCGCACTCGCGATTCGTGCCGGCGTCGGTGATCGGTTCGATCTTGCGGTCTTTACTGTGCAGACTGTGTGCGCCTTGATGGCAATGGACACACAACAAGATCATCTGGTCATGGTGTGATCGCTGCCCGTGATCTCCACCCATACCCTTGTCGTTCAGGTGCGCGACTTCCAGGCGCACCGACCGTCCCGACCGACACCCCGGCCATCGACATTGATGCCCATCACGCACACGCACGATCTGTTTTTCGTGGTCTTCCTGCAATTTGATCTCGCGTCGGCGTTTGTGACGCGCCACCGCCAATGATCCTTTCGCGGGTTTCGGCGCAGCGTTCCGTTCGTTCCGCCACGACATCAGCGTTTCCTCCAATAGTCCGGGTCTGGGTCGGGTGTGATCACACCCAGAGTGTCAATGGCCCACTGCCGCACAGTTTCCACGAAATCGACAAAAGCGTCTTTCGACAAACGTGAACTACGCCGCGCATCCGCGCTCAACCGAAACCTCTCGCCCGTGAGCGCGGAAAAGAATTCCAGTTCACGCTGTTCATTCGGCAAGAATTCGGCGCAGAACACATCGTGCAATTCGTCGGCGCGATGCCCTGTGTGTTCGGCGATGAGGCGCAACACCACTCCCCAGTAATACGCGTTGGCGCGTTTGCTGCGCCCGACGCCGATCTCTTCGACGGTGACCCAAACGGACAGGCCGTCCCCTGCCGCCGGCCAGCGGGACACATCGACTAGGACGCGCCCGTCCAACACGACGGCAGAGGATTCGTATTTCACAGAAGGATCCCGATTCGGGTCGCCAGACGGCGCAACGCCTCGACATCATGCGCGATGCTGCGCTGTAACCCGTCCCAGTCCTGGGTCTCCAGCACCTTGGCCTCTTCGGCCCCCGACAGCGGTTTCTCCAAGTCCAGCCAGCCGAACCTGTTGGTATAAAACCGCAACGACTTGGCGGCAATCGCCCCGTGATACGTCAGTTTGTCCATCACATCGAT